ATGTCAAATGAAGAAACGACAAATTCAGGTGAAGATCAAGAAGAATTAGCAACAGTAGCCGAAACTGAAAATGTATACCCTAGCTCTGAAATTCTACTTTCGACTATAACTAGAGAATATGATGCAGAAGCTAATAGAAAGAGAGATATCGAAACAAGAGCAGGAGTTCTTATTGCACTTTTAGGAGCATTAATAGGTTTTTACGCAACAGCGTTGGATTTTTCATTTTTCAAGAAAGCCAACAGTCCAGTTGAGATGTTATGTTTTGTTATAATTGCCCTGCTATTTATTTTCCCTGCAATTATGCAATTGATTGCTTTTAAGCATTTAATAAATGTATTAAAAACTTATGAATACGAGGCACTCGGGTTAGATGGATTTAATTCAGAAAATCTAGAGAATAGCGCCAAAATTCGTAAAGATGAGCTTCAATTTGCTTTAACATCTTCATACCATACTGTTGTCAAGAAAAACAGTCTTGCTAATGATACTAAAGCTGAACTTTTTAAAAAAGGGACAGAAAAAATATACATATCAATAATTGGTATTGTTTTAGTTTATCTCTTTAAACAAATTATTCTCTTAATGGTATAAAAAAGGGGGGGGGAAATAAAATGGCAGACAAGGACAGTTGGTGGAAAGGTGCAAAAGCTGATCCAGATAAGAAATCTGATACTGATAAGAAATCTGTTAAAGTTACCATGTCGCTTTCTACAAGAAGAGTGTGTAGTAACACTGCGCGACCTGAAATTACGGGCTTTGAGCCAAGACAAATATTAGAAGACAATCTTCCACGCATAGAATCACCAAAATACGATAACGTGAAAAATTCAAAAAAGGACAACAAATAATCCTCTCTAACTTTAGAGAGGATTATTTTCTATTTTAATAGTGATTCAAGCCTTACTTTAGTCTTCGGCCCATAAATACCGTCTGCAACAAGTCCATGCATAAGCTGGAACCGCTTGACCGCATCCGCTGTTTTTGGTCCGTAATAACCGTCAATCCCGTTGTTCTTTGCTTTCTTATCAGGATAGAAGAAAAGAGCGGCTAGGGCTTCCTGTACCGCTTTTACGCCTGACCCTTTCGTTAATGGCTTGGTTACTTTTAAAATTCCTGCTGGCAAGCCATATGACTTTTTAGCAGGCTTAGAAGCTGCTGTTTTGATTGGTGTTGCTTTTGTTGGTTTAGCAGACGGCTTTTTACTTGTGTTAGCAACTGCGATCCCAGCTTTAAAACTGTCCCAGCGATTAAGCAGCTTACGAGGACATTCTTTCCCGCTCCAATGCTTATGCGGCACAACATTAGCAAATAAAATGCCTTGCTCTGTCATCAGCTGGCGAATCAACCATTGAGCATTTTCGACCGCCTTCTCAAAATTGCCGTCTGCATTTTCGCAAATTTCAATACCAATTGACTTCATATTACCTGTTCCCCGACCGTCTCCCGCATGCCATCCGTTTTCGTTTAACGGCAAATGCTGATAGATGACATTTTCGTCCACAGTGTAGTGCCAGCTTACACCTGTACTAGATCGTTTTACGAACGTTGCGTGACTGGCTGCATTTGCGCCTTTGGCAGTGTTAGCGGTGTTATGGACAGTAATATATAAAGGCTTCATATAGTTGCCCGGACGGTTCTTGTTACTTCTCGGAATGAAGTCTTGAATGACTTTCACCATGTTATCTTCCCCTTTTAATATATTTGATATAGAAAAAGCCACCCGAAGGCGGCTTCTATTTTGTTAATCCTTTTTGTTTTAGGATTTCTTTCTGTTTCTTCCCTTTAGATGTCACATAGTTGTTTTTGAACCATGTGATAAGCGTCATAATCGTTGTAAAGATTGTGGAGCCAGCAACATATAAAACGTTCGTTAAATTGTTTACGGACTCTTCATCCAATGGTAAAGGCGTTTTACCGAACATCACTAAAAACTGATTAATCAAAGCAACTAAAAGAAGCACCGTGCGGATCACAGTGCCTTTATCTAAATTCTTCATATCCAATTCCCCATTTCATTTATTTTTGAATGAGCGTGTACACAAGGGCAATTCCTCCACCGATTACACCCGTGCAAACAGCGGTTATCATTGCCCCTGTGATTGTTCTCTTGATCCATGTTGTGTTCTCTTCAATTTTGTTTAGCTTCTGATCAAGACTTATAATCTGCTGATCGTGTCGGTCATATCCTCTTTCAAGTACAGAAACACGCTGCTCCAAAGCTTTTTGACTGGTCTTTAATTCCGACATATCTTTTTGTATGATGTTCACATCGTTAACCTCCGTCATTCCTGACATGAGTACGCCCCCTAGTCCAATTTCAAGCTCCTCACCTCCTTAAAGAAGGCAAAATAAAAACGCCTATTCAGCGTGGTTTGAATCGTCTTGTTTTAATTTGAGTAATTCCTCTTTCAGCTGCTTGTTTTCATTGTCGCAAACTGTAAATTGTGCCCTTGCTTCCGCAAGTTCTAAATGCGCTTTTGTTAGTTGCTCCGATAAAGCCATTGATTTATAAAAAAACAGCTCTTCTTTTTCTGTAAGTTGTTGTTGTTTTTGTTGCATCTCAATTCCCCATTTCTTTTATTTGATTTTCTAAGACATACACCTTATCTTTCAATTCCTTAACTATTGGAATTAATAAGGCATACAAGCGGTCATACATAACGCCTTCGATTTGTCTCTCTCCGTTCTCGTCTGGATCACTCCAGAATAGATATTCCTTCAATCCCGCTTCGTAAAGATCCTCGGCTATTAAACCCGGTACTCTTTCAAGATAAGGTCTATCACCATCATCTGAACTGTTTGATTCAAGTATTTCTGCATATGATTCCGCAACTTGTTTATCAAACCATGTTTTCGGTCTCAATTTCAAAATATTTTCTAGCTTGTCATTAGGGTATTCTTCAATGTTTAATTTGTATTTTTTTGATGAAACAACACGGCCCAAAGTTCCGTATTGAGTAATATACACGTTCGCAGGTTGGGTGTATAATCTCATGTATATATCTTCTGACCATACACGCTTTCCTGTATTATCTCTTCCAAGAAATAATGATCCGTTCCACCCTCCTCCATCCATATAAATTCCAGCATCTTTTTCCCCCTTCCCTTCTATTGAAACGCGACCATTTGAAGCAGATATATTGATTCCATTGTCACCGAATATATCAGTTCTTATTCGGCTATTCAGCCAAAGGTATCTCTCTGAAAAAAAACTTATTTCCTCTTTTGCTGAAAATGAAGCAACTTGATTTACTGAAACACTATAAGATTTTAAAGAAACTACATGACCTGTTTTCGATCCAATAAATGAAAAGTTTGGTTCTCCACGATTTAAATCAACACTAACCTTCAAGACCAGTTCATCATTTTGCGAAAAGATCATATGAGTACCACTACTGCCCACGCCGAAATCATTAGGAACCCCCGGATTAGTCTCTATCCTTAACTTGTGTGATATGTTTTCATTTCTAGGGTTCGCTGCTGCAAATAAGTTGATTCCACCTCTTTTTATATCAACGGTACTAATCGGTTCTTGAGTTTCATTCTCACCAATTCTATTTCCGTATTCTTGTGAAATCAGACCTGATTGGATTGTCAGTTTCTCATATCTTTTAACAGTGACATCATATATAGTTTTTCTATATTGATAAATTTTATCGGCTTCAATAAAAGATTCAAAGGCGGTTGATCCCGAGATAGGTTCAATCCTTGCCCCTCTAATCAGTGAACCCTCAATAGTAATTCCTTTAATCGTGCCAGCTGTGATTTTGTCGGCAGATAAATTGGCTATTTTAGCGTTTGTAATGGCACCATCTGTGATGTGCGCCGTGTCAATTATCGCTGTTCCTAAATGTGCTTTTTGGATTGCGGCATTTTGAATGGCTGCCGTTCCAATAGCAGCATCATTCACATGAAGTGCTGTCACAGATTTTTCAGTTAACATTACATCATAAGGGCTGGCAGACCATTCTTTTATTTCATTGCCTAATCGCAACTGGACATTGCGTATATCAAATGAAACAGATGTCACATCTAAAGTTTCAATACCTTCTATTGTCGTTGCTGTTCTTGTAACACTGCCTATAATGGTATCCTGTGAGTTTGGCGTAAAATCAACCCATGTTGAATTATTGTTGTATTGCCATTGAGAGCCGTTATATCTGACTACTCTAAAATCATATGTTTGTACAGTGACACCGCTTGTAAATCTTGAATTATCTGATCCAGTAAACATTAAAAAGGCATTAGATTCAGTAGAAGTAGCTCCTGTGCCTTCTAAATTTGTACTAATCTCCGTGCTTCCCTTTGGGAATGTATATATTGTTCCATCTGGCGTTGTAAAAGAAGCATTTTCACCGAAGATGACTTGAATCTCCCCTGGATTATAGGAAGCAGTAAAGTTCATATTTTTTAAAAACTTTATGTCTCTTACTCCCCCACCACTTCGAACCCCATTTACTGTTAGGGCAGGAGCCTTTCCACCCAAACCTGCTATTAAGATGTAATAGTCAGGGTTGGTATTTCCCGTAAATTCAAACGGAATGTCATATCTCATAAATTCTTCTTCTGGAAAACTAGATATATCCGTGTATGGCGATGGAATCAAAACACTTTCCGTAGTAGTAGAAGTTGTATTTCTTCTTGCGTAAATATAATTGAAGTTTTCCATCAAACCTCTTTTTGCTTCAAAAGACAAAATATATTGTTTTCCTTTTTCTAATCTCAATGCTTTTCTTTTGTTTGTGATGATTCCGATAGCTGTGGAAGTCGAATTTCTCATCACAGTAACGACATTAGATATTTCGTTTTCCTTAAAGAAGAGAAGACCCGCATTTACAGCTGTTAAATCACTTGATCGCAGGAGAGACCCCGGCAGTATATTAGAATTTTCAATGTCTGTGTACAGCTTTTCAGCTGTGACAGAAAGTGATGCCAGTTTATCTGCTGTAACAGCACCGAACATGATGTCATCAGTAAGGATTCTCACCGTCTTCGCTTCATATTCCTCTGACCAATCGCTGACCGTTCCATGTGTGTTTATGGTTCTCAAGCGGTAATACCATACTTGATCAGCTTCCACGCCGTCTTGATGATGCCACCCGCCTGTTTTTCCTCGGAAAATAAGCTGTGCGGCAGTAGGTGTAAACCCTTTGTTTTGTGATGCGTAAACTTCATATGCAGCTATAAAGGATCTAGGGTCATAATCCCATGTAAGTGAAATCGTCTTGTAAAGACCTTCTACTTTAATATTTGCTGGACGTGGCGGCTTCGTGTTTGGAAAACTGCCATCAGTCACGTTTCCTGCTTCCGGCTTTCTTTCCCATGTACCACGATTACTATCAATTATCTTTTGCAGCTGCTTTACTCGATCATCGCCCTGTAAGGCTGACAAGAACTGTCCTATCTCAACGATACACGTATTTTCAGGATCAGTTATGTCGTATTCCATTGAGATAATGCGCTGTGATGTTTCAATAGGAATAGCAAAGTTACGATCTATAGCGATGGTTGTATCTCCAAGATCGACATGCTCGTGCTCATACCCCTCAACGCCTTCTAACAACTTAACCGATAATTCATAATTGACTTCTGTTTTTGAAGCAACAGTAATTAAATGATTGTAAGTTGCTTTCAACAGCTCTTCTTCATCTTCTATATCTTCATCACTGAAAATGCCTTCTCTATGGATCAATGCCCCGTTTTTCAAGCGTCCATATTTTTGTAATAGAGCAGGATCTCCTACCCACTCTTGACCCTTCGGCTTGTCTACTGGATCACCATTTGACTTTTTCCATTCCACTTCTGAAAAATCAATGAAACGAGAATAACCACCCGTTTCTTCTCCGTCATCGTCAGTATTCTGCAACGAAGCACCATAACCATATAAAGCTGTTTTAGGATAGCTAATCACGGTACGTCTGATACTTTCAGTGTCCTTATCAATTTCAAACCGCTTACCACTGTCTTTTCCTCTGCGCGCCAAGACCTTGATTGTGCGTTTGGTGATGGTATTCCCGTCAAACTCCACAACGTCTTTGAATTCGCCACCCCATTTGTTCAAGACGTCGCTTAAACATTCAAGAGCAGTCATTTTATAGAAAGATGTCGAGTTTAGTCCTAGCTCGGCGGTCACTTCTGCGGTCCATCGGGTTCTTTCAAATACTTGATCAAGAACATACTGCACCGTTTTATCTTTTGGCCGCTTCTCTTTAATGATTGTTTCCGCTAGTTCCATCATTGCTGCTTCGCAAGTAACAAGCGTATTAATCTCAGCACCATCATCCGTATCATCAAGCTCTTTTATAACAAACGCCCGCAATTCGCCGTCCTTATCTCGGAACACGACTTGATTCTCTTCAAACAGATACTTAGCATCTGGATGTGAAGCATCTGCAATAAAAGAAAAAGAAGAACCCAAGTTGAGTTCTTCTTTGTATTTAGCATCCCAAAAATTACATGAGTCCTGTCCGTCACTGGACAGAACAGCCAAAAGTTCATCTTCTGGCGATAAAATGAATATCTCAGCCATGACGGACCCCCTTTCTCTTTCTATAGATAAGCTTCATTGAATTTGATACTACTTTTATGGCTGAACCTTAGCTTGACCGGCTTTTGAGCAGGAAAATCAAAAAACTCAGATTGGATTTGCAGGCCATTCATGATAGCTTTTCCATTGTTCATTATTTTTCGTTTAGCAATGTCAATCACAAACGTGTCACCAACGATGAAATTATAAACAATTTTAATAGTTTTCCTTACACTGTTATCTGAGTTTAGAAGAGACACCTCATATGAAGTGGCTGCTGCTGTAAATACACATTCAATCTTTGGTTCAATGGTTGCTAAACTTGGATTCGTAAAAGTCCTCAAGCCGCTCTCGAATTCATAAATCGCCGCTAATCCGTATTTCTTTGGATCAGAACAAAGGAAAGTTAGTGTGGCATGCTGTAAGCCTCCCTTTGTCTCCCCCTCTGTCAAACTCTCAAATATGGCGTTATATGTCCTATCTGGTTCATCAAAGAAAACAAGCGGCTTTTCTTCATCTGTGTGAAGAATATAGTTCAATTCCTCCTGTTTTTTCTTCAATTCACTTTCACTACTAAATGCGAATAGCACTTCTAGGGTTATCACTCTAACGGGTAATCTAGTACCACGAAGAAAACCGCCTGCGCGGTTCCCTATCGTGTCAATTTTCACTTCTCGACCTACAATACCCCTGCCGCTTGGAGTCTCTTTAAGGTAGAAATACTGTGATATGTCGATTCCGTTAAAAGTGATCTTCCATTCATTGGGGACAAGTTGTTGATAATTGATCATGTGATTCTCGTCCTCCTTGCGTTCGCTCGTTTTTGCTCATTCTCGACTGGCTTCGCGACACCCTGAGCAACCTTTTTGCCGTCCATTTCAATAACAATCATTTGCTCGGGAAGTTCAATGTTTTGCAGTTCTGCGCTTAACTCATGTTTAACCGCTCCTATTTTACTGTTTGTAATAGAAGCATCGTAAGCGATGTTTAAATCTTCTTGTTTGATATACATAGCGTCAGTAACAGCATTCATTGCTTTACTCACAGTACCTACACCTTGCTGAATCCCCACAGCAATACCAGCTGGCACCATGACACCCACTTGATCACGCATTAAACGTGAAGGAGAATGGATTTTTAACTTCTTCTTGATTGTTTTCTCGATTGAAGCAGCGATAGCATTCGCTTCCTTCGCAAGCTCGCCTTTCATTCCTTTCATTCCTGAAATAATGCCGGCCATCGTGTTAGATCCAATAGCTTTCCCGCTCTTTTTAAGCGATCCCAGCTGTTTAACATTGACAGTCAATTCAGCGATTTTATTCATGTAATCATTTTTCAATTTGTTCAGTTCTGAGTTAGCCGCATTTCTCAATTCAGTGATCTTTTTAGTTGTTGCATTTTTAAGATCCGCAAGCTCTTTGGTCGCTTGTTCGCTTGCCATGCTGTGTTTTTGTTTCCATAGTGAGATATATTTATCTAGCTCTGGAGCAGACATAGAAGCAATAGCTTTTATCTGATCAGCTGATCCCACACCCATTTGTCTTAATTCATCAACAAATTCTTGTGGTGCGCTGCCTGTTAGTTTTGATAGGTCAGACTGGAAACCTTTCATTCTATCAATTTGCGCTTGCAAGTTATTTAACAGCTTAGAACCACTTACTTTTTCGGTTGTGACACTATCAAACAATCCCATTGCATTGTAAATGGAATCAGTACGATCTTTAAGAGCATTTTTATACTCTTCATTGGCCTTCTTGATGTCACTAGTTAGCTTGTCATTTATACTCTTAAACTTGGACAAATAGCTGTTATTGGCCGATAGAAGACCTTTATTCAGCTTTTCAGCCGCTTTTCTCTCATCATCTTTCTTCTTTTGCGCTTCTTTTTGAAGTTTGGTTCTAGTTGCATAGATTTCTTTTTGTACTTTATTACGCTGAGCAGCAGTCAGTTTTTCTTTCTTTTTGATCTTCTCAAGCTGCTTCATATACGTCTGACCGCTTATTTTCTTGGTGTCATATTTAACTTCTGCATTAGCTATCTTCTGTGAGACTTTCTTTTGATAAGCAAGCTGGGCTTTTGCCTTTTTGCGCTGCGCCTCAAGAGCTTTTTTCTTTTGCTGTGATTGCGATCTTTTCTGAGCATTATATATTTCCCGCTGAATCTTTGCGTTTTGCGTGGATGTTAGCTTGTTTTTCTTTTTAATCGCGTTTAATTGTTTGATGTATGTCTTTGAGCTGATTTTACCTGTGTCAAATTTCGTTTCTACAGCTCTAATCTTGTTATCAACACCGGTTTTTCTTCTAGCATTCGCTTTACGTGCTGCAGCTGCTTGTTTCTTCTTCAATGCCTCCGCTTGCTTTTGAGCTTTTTTCGTTTCAGCTTGCGCCGCTTTTTGCGCCGCCTGTGTTGTCTTTTTGGCAGAAGAAACAACTGTATTTGTTGATTTATCCAAACCAACGGCCATACCAGCACCTAAGTTATATCCGATCTCATCCCGCATCCAGCGTGAAGGAGAATGGATTTTAAATAGTTTGGTGAAGGTATTTTTGACGTTACCTACAATATCAGATGCTTTTTTGTATAAGCTAGATGCCATCCCCCCAACACCACGCACTAAACCTTGAATAATGTTTTTCCCGATGTTGTAAAGGTTAATTCCTTTAAAGAAAGCCATGACCTTATCCCAAATACTCTTGATCTTGCTTTTGACATCATTCATTTTGCTTCCAACAGTATTCTTTATATCGTTGAACTTGCCAGATACAGCCTTCCATATACCGCCGACAACGTTCGCGACTGTCGATTTGATCTTATTCCACACACTTCCGATAAACGTCTTAACCGTATTGAAAACAGTCGTTGTCGTGCTCTTGATTTTGTTCCAGTTGTTCACAAAGAAGTTTTTAATTCCGCCTAAAACAGTCGAGAAGAAGGATTTGATTCCGTTCCAAACTGAGGAGGCGGTATTTTTCAAACCATTCCAAACAGCTGTGGCAACCTTTTTGATTGTGTTCCAAACTGTTGTAAAAATGGTTTTATAGATTTTAAATACTGTCGTAAAGTACGTTTTAATCCCGTTCCATATGGTTGTGGCCGCCTTCTTGATTCCATTCCAGACACCAGTTATAAAGCCTTTAATTCCACCCCAAACACTAGAAGCAACTTTTTTGATACCGCTCCATAAGACTTTTAGAAAGGTCATAATTCCATTCCATGAATTTTGAGTAAAGCTAGTGATTTTGTTCCATAAGTCGATAAAGAATTTAGAAATAGGCTCCCAGTATTTAATGACAAGAAATACAGCTGTTCCAATAGCGGCAATTGCTAACAATATAGGATTTGCCATAAATATCTTTGAAACAACCCCGAAAACTGTACCAATCAATTTAATAGCTGAACCAACTTTTGTCGCTATTGCTACTATATCTTGCCACTTCAAAAACAGCGTAGAGAAAGAAACAATCATTGGTGTCAAAGCTCGTACTACTCCAATCGTTGAAAGAAAACCTGCTATCAATTGACCGATGATCGGATTTGCTTCCATTGTAGCGTTGGAAAATTTCAAAAAACTATTTACATTTTCCAAAATCGTCTTGCCTAGTGGTGCCATTCCAACAAGAAGATTTATAATCGTCCGGGAAATTTGACCAAGCGTGCTCCACACTGTCGGACCCGTTTTTTCAATGTAGGCGATGAAATTTTTGAATCCTTCTGTGTTTTGAACACTTCCCGCCCACTCTCTGAATCTAGCTGTCATATCAACTAAAGATGTAAGCATATCTGCTGACATTGGACCAAACGCAGCGAATAACCGCCGTAACGCACCTGAAAAGTTTGTGATAACTTTTAAGATTTTTGGGCCATTTTCACGAGTATATGCAACGAAGTCTTGGAATCGTTGTGATGAGCTTAGACCTGCTGCCCATTTAGCCCATGAAGCTGTGGCTTTTTCCATGCTTGCGGCCATGTCATTTCCTAGAGGACCAAAAGCCACAATAAGGTTCATCACTGTTCTCATGACGTTACCTGCGATATTTCCAAACGTCACAAATGCTTGACCGGCGTTGTTGTTCATCCATTTAATAAAATTTTGTAGATCAGGAGCTTTAAAAGCATTATCCATGTTCTTTGATAATGTAACCGCTCCATTTGCGACACTCACAAACATAGGTCTTAAACTATTCAGAACAGTTTTAAACGTTGTGAGCGAGTTGGTGAATGATTTAAGGATAGGTTTCTGCGTTATGCTTGCGATCTCTTGCCAGTTATCTTTGAAATCTTCTAAAGTGGCAAGGGCTTTCTTTTCTTCTTTTCCAAGAGACTGTTGTAAAACATTTATCTGTTCCAATATTTTTGCTCGTTCTTTTGCGTTGGTAGCATCATCGAGCTTGGCTTGGAGTTTGTCTAAGTCTTGGCCCGTTTTAATCACATTACCAATGGATGTGACAGCTAAAGCACCAAACGCCACTGCTCCAGTGCCAGCAGTTGAAAATGCACTGACAAGCCCCATTAATCCACCTGTAGCAGAACCGATCATAGGACCAAGCGAACCAAGAACGCCGACAGCACCAGCTAAAGCAGGAGCGATGGCAGGTAATAAAGCCAATAATCCACCACGTATAGCATTCCCAAATACAGTTGAAATTGAATTTGTGATTTTCGCTAATCGGTTCATAGCGTTTTCGAAGTTATCGAGCCGGCCCTCAATGTTTATCCATATCTTTTTAGGTAATGTTGCCAACGCTGTTCTTGCAATTGCCACAGACCTTATCAAAGCTGCTGCGCTTCCATTTATAATCGTTGTGACTCTATTCGGTATACTTGCTAAAGCTGCAATTCCTGCACTAACTCCCAAAAGAAGTGGACCCTCATTTGCTGATAGCACTGTTGTTACTCTGGAAGTAATGGAGGAAAGAGCGGTACGAGCAACGGCAACCGTTGAAACTAGCGGGCTGGCGTTTCCAGCGATTACTGAAGTTACCCTTTGAGAAATAGTAGATAATGCCGTTCGAGCTACGATAACAGCACGTCCTAAAGGAGTAGGATTTCCGGCAATGACGGTCGTCACTCGTTGAGCGATTGACCTTAGCCCTGCTTTAGCACGAGCTATTGAACTAGTTAATGGATTGTTATCACCCGTAAAATAAGTATTGATCCGTTGAGGAATCTCACGCAATTTTTGACGGGCCATACGAACCGCCCTAATTATAGGGTCGGCATCAGCATCTAGGTCAACTCGGTTGCGTTCATGTCGTCTCAAGAAACCGTCCATTTGCTGTTCTGCCTCACGAACACGCCTTTGGAAATCAGCAATTTCAGCATCTACTTCGACAGTGTGATGATCACGCATACGGCGCATCATATCATTCACTTTGTCCATTTGCTTTTTGAATTTACGTGTTTGCGCCTCGACAACCGCTGTTAATTTTTCGATCAAACCCTCACCCCTCTTCTGTTGGTTTTCTAAGCATGTTTCTTAATCCGATGTTAAGATCGTTCAGCTTTTTGGCATCCACTTGATTTTTGAAGCCATTTCCAGTGACATCCCGCTCAAGATCAGCCCTAGCTTTTTGTGCATCAAACATTTGTGACGGCTTAACTTTTTTGGCGTTATTCGCATAACGATGAAACATTGCGTTTATTGTCATTCGCTCTATTTCATCAATTTCACGCATCTTTGCTGCCTTTAACTTGCGTTTATACTCGTTTGGAGTCCATGACATGATGAGATCGTTGTCATAGACACCCATCCAACGAGCTGCATCCTCTATGACTTGGAGGTAGTCAATCCCGTCCGCTCTTTGCGGCTTGCTTGAGCATTTCCATGTACTCTTTCGCTTGTTCCTGTTCCTCGATCCGTTTCGCTGCCATTTCTGGTGTCTCGTTCGGTGTCGCTTTCTTCGGTTTCCCATTTTCTCCATCATGGTCCATTGCTGACGGATCTTGCCTTTGAAAAAACCGGCATTCTCAAGTGTCTGGAATGCTTCGTTAATCAAACGATCAGTAGCATCACCTTTAGTGTCTTCATCAATGATTTTCATGATTGCATCTTCGATTTGATCTGATGACGGTTTACTGCCTTTAAGATGAGAAAGAGCACAATCCCAAAAAGCTGATAGCATTAAAGCATCTTCATTGAGCAAACCCATGTAAATGTTAAGCGTGCCGCCTGCTTTGTCCTCCTCTTTCGTTGTGTATTTTTCATTTGCTGTACGGTCAAACGAAAAATCGCATCTTGCTGTATATTCTTTTGATCCAATTGTTAAAGTAGCCATTTATAAAAACCCCCGATTTGTTTTTTGTAATAGAAAAGAGCCTCCAGATAATAGAGGCCCTTCAAATGTTATTCTCCTGTGGAAGCAGGTTCTGTCTGTGTAACGATTTCACTCATTGGAGACTCGCCAGCTTCATTCACTGCTGTCACATTAATAGTCAGTTTCGTATCAGGATTCATACCTGTTGCAACATAACTTGTGTCAGTGACGTTTTTATCAAGACGCTTATCAGCGCCTCTGTATACGTTATATGAAGTCGCCCCTTCTACCGCACCCCACGTTACTGTAATACTGTCAGATGTGGCGGTAAACGATAGATTTTGGGGCTCCTTAGGGTGTATCGACTTGCTTATTAAGCTCGCCGAACTGCTTGAAGCTGTCAGCTCCAGCAGTAGAACGGATTTGATTAATAAATTCAGGATCAAAAGCTGGTAATTCGCCTTTAAATGTTTTTCCGAGAACAGGAAGAGTTGTTGAAACCTCAATAAATCCATCCTGTGGCGCGCTTTTCTCAAGGTTTTCAATAATGGCATGTCCATATTCAGAATCATGTTTCCCATTTTTATTTAAGTTAAGATTCACTTTCCATACCTGGATAGCTTCTTCATTGTCAAAAGCATCTTCAATGGCTTTTTGACCCGGATCATCATCCGCAGCGTAGAAAGATAATTCAACTGATTCACTTTTTGTGCCGTATCCAACAATACGACCTGACTTTGTGCTTTCATCCAGCGTGTCCTGCTCTTTTGTGTGAGAGCCTTCCGTCTGGAAAGCAATAAATTGGCCTTTTGTATCTGTCGAATCCATCGCTTGAACAATGTAAATTTCATCTTTACCATTCAATAGGTTTACCACTAAAACCATCCTCTCAATTGTTTATCGTGTATCTCATTCGCAAGATACCGTGTTTTGTATATCCGTCTATGTCTGTGATGACCTGCATCCCTCGCAACTCAGAACGGCATAAAGAAAAGCCCTCTACTTCTAGGGGCCTTTTTGTCAAAGCTTGCAACATGAGGTCTATGACCTGCTGTGCTTCTTTTTTTCCGTTGTAATCTGACCAGCAGTGTAAAACCACGTTTACAACCTCGCCAGCAGAAGTTTTGGTCTCAAATAAGGCAACATCGTCATCACCCATTGAGACATAAGGCTTTTTAATATCTTTGGAAACCGCATCAAAAACGCCTGTGACACGTTCGTTTAGTTGCATGTCCATTGATAGCCTTTCGAAAATAGAAGCCTGTAACGGCCACAATGATGAGCGCATTTGAGCAGCTCCTTTCTATTGCATTTCCCTTGCGAAGTGCCTCATGCCCTCTTCTACAGCAGGGTTAAAGAATGGCTGTGCCCTCATACCTCTAGTCATCACCCATTGGCCTAGCTTTTCATCATAATAGACCCACGGCGTTTGACGGCCGCCGCCTTCCTCTGCATAAATCCCTGTTCCATATTCAACGTATATGGCGTAATCAGCACCAACGGTGATGATGGCTTTCAACCCTTCGTCTCGATAGTCAATTTCTATCGAGTTTTTCAGGTTTCCGCCATCAATCATGGCTGTTGGTGCGTTAATGACAGCATGACTGTATATCAGTTCTGCTGTTTCTGTGACGATCTGTTTTGCTCGATCTATGACTTTGCGCTCGAATTTCTCAACCGTTTTCGCCATTTGTTTAGCCCATTTGCCGCTTACCTCAGCCATTTAGCACCTCTGAAACTTGGCATTTGAGACACATGATTTCATTCCCTCCGCCTTGGTCGATAGGATCTGACTTCAATGTGAGTATTTTATTTTGGTGTTTAATTCTCATGGTCTTTTCAATGTCTTCCCTATATTCAAAATACACATTGTGGTCAACTGGATATTGTAGCTGTTGGGCTTGGTAAAATTCTTTTGATGAAACACTCGTGACCCGAGCGGGTATTGTCAGATAGTCCACATACTTTTCTGTGAATCCACCGCCACCGTCCGGCACTTTTTCAAGCTTTTGAAACGTGATTTCATGAGGGAACTCTTCAAATACATAACTCACCAATAAGCCCTCCTATACGGGTACAGGTGCTTTGCTATAGTTTCAGGAAAATCAGTGTCATATGAATACGACACATCACCCATGCTTCGACTTGCCAAACCTGCTGGCTTCATGTTGAACTCAACAGCTTTCGCAACAAAGATTTTTACACCTGCCGGCAGGTCATCTGCATCAAACTTGTTCTTACAAAAGTCAGATGCCCATTCAACAAAAATAGGAACAACCTCAGACAAGTAATCATCATGCTTATCTGTGGTCATTCCTATCATTCTTTTTACTTTTTGGATGTCCATTGGATCACCCTTTCATTAGCCTGCTGATTTTGTTGTACGAGTGACTAGGTTTTTTGATTTCTCAGATTCTCCTGCATCACTAACAGTAACAACAGCAAACGTATATTTAACATCTGGATTTAATCCTGTAGATGTGTGAGTTGTTTCAGTTGTATTCGTGATTTTTTTGCCGCTTCGATATACATCGTATGATGTCGCCTCTTCTACTGGAGACCATGAAATAGTGATTTCATTTTCACTTGCGTTCTCTAATTGTAGATTTTGGGGCGCGTTAGGTATAGTAGCAAGCGTAATTTTGATAGCTTTGGATTCATCGTATAAGTAAACGCCATAATGCTTGTCAGCTGTTGCAACAGTTGTTTTCTTCGTGATGTTTCTGTCTGTTTCAACAAAAATATCTCTTTTCAAAAACAGACTTAATGCACCTCGTTTAACCAGATAAGCTGTTCCTTCTGGAAGTTTCTTTGTTCGTACGATTTGAGCACCTAGCAGTTCACCGAATACGCCTGATACAAGAAGACGATCCCCAAGATCAGTATTACGTGTCCAACTATCTGAAGCTGATTTCCTTAAAGCAGCAATGTCTTTAGGAGTACCAAACAACAACATATCTTCTGAATCTTCATCATTAAAAATGCCGATGGCTTCATCCAACGTATCGACATCTAATGATGTTGACTTGCTTTCATAGACGAGTGTTGCTTGACCTAAAGCCTCAAGCAGATCATTATCAACTTTGTTGCTGATAGAAAGAGATAGTTGATTGACTGCCTCGCCTTTTGGATCACCATACCCCGACAACATTGCCTCATCAGTAATTTCTACACCTTTACCCGCTTTTTTAATGGTGAACGTCTCAGAATCGCTAGTAAGTAAGTCAAGATCAATTTCAGCGCCTTCTGCAACATCTTTCGCATCACCAATGTATTTCCACTTTGGTACAGTGATAGTGTCACCCGGTCTTCCCTGCAATGTTTTGTCAACATTAGCGAATGGAGCAAAACGAATTGCTTTGTCCAATTTCGCTGAAATCATATCGGCCATGACCTCTGGCACAATCATATTTTCTAGTTTTGTTAAAGCCATTTAAAACACTCCTTTAATTAGTTAATTGTTGATAAAGCTCTGGATTTTTACGATATAAGTCTTCTCTTTCGCTATATCCCATTTTCTCAAATTGTTCTTTGGTGATATTGCCTTTCAGTGGTGCGGACGGGTTAACGTGCGGCTGTCTTCCAGCTAACCCCGGGGAACTGTCATTCTCCGCTTCAAATAGATAGCTGTCACTCTCTTTAAGAGCGGTTAACTGCTCATCAAGACCAATTACCTTATCATCAGATAATTCAAGCCCATCAACGTTTAAATTAGCTTTCACAGCCTTGATGTTTTTTGCCTTTGCATCACGTAAGGCACTTTCGAGAGCAAAGTTAAACAACTTTTTCTGATAATCCTCAGACACCTTTTTATTTTCTTTTTTCAGCTGCTCAATTGCGTCTTGAAGATCTTCATTTCCCTTCGCTTGCTTTTGCAGTGTGCTTAACTGCCGATCCCGATCGTCGAGCTGGCTTTTCAAGTCCTTCTTTTCATTGTTCACTTGGTCAAACCGCTCTTTAGGGAACCATGAACCATTGCTAACAATATCAATCTTTTGATCTCCAGCTTTTTCTACTACTCGATCATACAGATCGTCACCGAGTAATTCTTTTAAACTCATTTCAACCTCTCCTTTGATGTTTTTTTGCGTGTCCACCTCACGCACAGGATTTACGCTTAGTTTGGCTCCAAGCCTTTAGAATGAGCAAAAGAGCCTTTTTATGTCATGCTCAGGACAGGAAATTTAAAGTTATTTACAAACCTCGATATGTTTTATTCACATAGTTTGTTAGATACTTTTCAACCTCTTGGTAATCCAATACCTCCAAATCGAAAATGGCAAAAATCTCACCTATATCTGGGAAGTATTTAGCAGATGACGATAAATCCCCTTCATAGCCCATCTTGTAAAAATCATTAATTAGTTCCCTTGTGTAAGATTTCATTTTACCTTTACTTAGAAGAGTATTTTCATCATGTATGATTCCCTCTTTTTCTAATATATTAAAGGCTTTTTGCATTACTTCTAATGAAGAAGGAACGTATTCCATTTCAAGACCTCCCACAAATTCTATTTAATATTAAATAGAATAACATAACGAATACTTTTATTTACCATTAAATCCTAATATTTCTTCAAACCACCAAACCACTCCTCATAGGTTTGATATGGGATTATCTCACCTGCTCCGGAACCGTCTTTTCTTGCTCTTCTCGTATCCGGCATTTTGCCATTCACTTTGAAAGAGACTGTGCAGCGGCAATTTATATCATCTTTGGCGTTATTCATGTGACCCGGAGCGGGGCCGACACCGCCATAAATAGAAACGAACAATCCATTTTTAGCGGTCTTCCCATCTAGCTTTCTATGACCAGCACGCGTTTTTAGATCAAGGGTAGAATTCCACACCTTTTCTAAATTGGCGTTCTCAGAAGCCTTTTCAGCGCTTTTCATCCTCGCTGAGACTTGTACCCTATGAACTTCGGTTCTCGCTACGTCACGGGCCTTCTTTCGTGCAAATTCGGTCGCTCTTTCAATTCGTTTTGCTATTTTTGAGTAATCCTCACCCGCTTGAATGCCTTGAGCAATAGATATTTGAATCTGCCGGACATAATCATCACGGTGACGCTTATATAAGGCTGAAAGAGTCAATTCAGCTATCGGGTTTAGAATAGCTTGCTGAATCATTGCAGTTGTTGGCAACGTATAACCCATCTTCACCGCTGCTTCTATCTCGTAGAGATAAGCTGACCTCATATAGTTCTCAAGAAACTGTTTAGCGGCTAATGCTTCGACAATGATAAGAACCGTTTTAAATGCCTTGCTTGATTCTTCTGTCATCCGCTCCATTTCTTTCTTGAAGCGGTTGTATTTATTCAGATCCGCCATAGAAAGAGAGCCATCTTTCCCATACTTAGCGAAAAGAACGGCCATTTGCTGATTAATCTCTTTTAAACGCTGTGCAAAGACAGCATCAATTTTCTTGGCATCCTCTGTGATCATGTCGTCGAGCAGTTTATCAATCTCGTTTTGATTCATCTTCATCACCGTCCGCTTCTGGTCCAATATCAGTTAACGGCGGCATGCTGTTTCTGTATTCGGCTTCCTCTGCCTCAATACGCTTTAATTCCGCTTCCACGTCATCAACCCACGGATGATTCGCAATGCGTGTTTCACGGCTTAAATCTGTGCTCTGATTAGACATTTGAACCTGTTCAAGCTCGTTTGTCATTCGAGAGCGGTTAAATGTCATCTGTAAGAGCGTGGGATCGTATTCTCCTTGACCTGTCATTTTTAGATATTCGGTGAAGAACCAAAAAAAGGCGTGTAAAGCTGGCCGGAACTTCCGCTCTGCTTCATTCGCCTTTAAATCTAGGAGTGAATATAAATTTTTAATCGCGACATTTGTCGGTGAATTTCCCACTTTGTCAGGATTGTTGTTTACACCCTGTCCGAAGCGGTAAATATTCTCTTCTAATCGGTCCAGATGCGAATTTGAGCTATCCATCGGAATTTCAGCAGTCTTCATATTAAAGCCGCCTCCCTCACCAACGGCCACTGCTTTATAATGGCGGAGGTTAGTCATAAATTCTGCTAGGTCTTCACCTGAATAATTGATTAATTCATAGATAATATCTTGCATTTCGTCAAACGTATTTGCATTGTTTGAGATATTCCCATTGTAAGCATCTATCAAGTCTTTATAGAAGATAAGGTCACTGACACCCTCTTCATTGTTCTTGAACTCGATCAGCGGTACCTTACCCCATCCATACCCTTCACCTTTAGTGTCGTAGAAATGGCTTTCAGGGTTGTTTTTATAATCAAAGTCTTGAATCAAAGACCCCTCATGCTCCACATAATAAAAAATCTGTTCATCTGTGTACAATTCCACTTTGCGAGTGATCTCATCATCAATGTTTTTAACATCGTAGTAACGGATAGCATATAGCAAGCTACGTTTTTTGGTTGAATCGTAAACCGGTATGACTTCCTCTGCTGGAATCCGAAGATAATCAAAATTACCTTCTTCATCAACAAATGGATGAAGCCATTCCTTGCCTTTGTTACTGGCGTTTTTAAGAAGCTCCTGCATACAGTCATCAAAATCTTCGTCTATAAAGTCGTTCACAACTGCAAGAAACTTTTCATCTTCGGCGTTAAAAGTGATCGGTTTCCCTAAAAGGTATTGAACCTTTTGCTGAACCAGCAGCTTATGCCAATTATGAGAAATTCGATTGTTCGGTTTATCTGTATCAACCACTTTAACGCCATGTTTATAAAAGTATCGGATTCGCTTCTTAATGTCTGCTTGATTCAAATAATAAGCGACACCTTCAAGCATCTGTTCCCGCTCTCCATCGTGCTTATCAATCATCTTTTTTATAGCGGTGGTATCGGGCAGCTTGTCGGATGTTTCTGCACTGTCTTCAATAATTTTAAGCAGCTCTTCTGTGTGTGTTGGTGTAACTGGATACATGGTTATTCACTCCTTTCAAATTATTTAAGAATACGTACAGTTGAGGGTTTTCCATTTGTATAAATCGCATAGCGTAATGCATCTAAAACATCATCCCACAACTTCACTGGCATTCCAGACTTTTGATCCCATACATACATGAAGATTTCTTGCGCAAAGCGCTCTACTTTATCCTCAACGACAAAAAGCCTGTTCTTTTTGAACAAGCTCGCTACTGACTCAATACCCGATACTACAGCCTTATCAGCATTTACAGCCTTTATTTTTTCTCGCTTAAATCGTTCAATATGTTCTGTTCGAGCGGTATCACAATAAAAGTTCATACTGCCGTAACGCTCTTTTATATCTTTCGCCACTTTGACCCAATAATCTATTTCTTCATGCTGCGCTGCATGCTCTTCCAAGAGATAATAATTTTGTTTATCATCCTCTCCAATAACGACGATGGAACCAAAATGCTCATACCCCCAGTCAACGCCAGCGAAGTATTTTACAAAGTTGACGTTCTCTAATTGATCTGACCTGATATAATGCACATCTTTGTTGAAATCTTTGTATATCACGCCTTCAGGTGCAACCCAATAACCATGAATATCCCTGTCCGTAAACATGCCGCTCGGTGTCGATGCCACTATACTTTCAACATATTCAGGATCAAGAAAGTTATTATCAAACAAAGAGAAGTGAAAAGCCCTGATATTAAGGCGGCCACTCTTTAATCTTTGCCCGTCTTTGTCGATGTAGTCTTTTTTTACGGTGTGCATTGGGTTTTCAGGGTTTGTATCCATCAAGACCATTGCGCCTTTGTACGAACAACGGGATATAACTTCCTTCACGAATGAATCATGAAGAGCGGTTGCTTCGTTTAAAAATGCGCCAGCTGATGTAAAACCCCTCGCTTTTTTCCAAGCATCCACATTGGCACCATCGAAGCAGTAGACCCGGTTGCCGAATATCTCAATGGCATTTGCTTTGTCTAGTTTAAGCTCTTTCTCTAATATCAATTCAAGATCATTCAATACGTTACGTTTGATGGCTGCTTGAGTAGCACCACCGATGATAAATGAAAGACCCTTGTTTTGATATTTACTAATGTGAGCAAGGAATGCTAAAAGGAGCACGAATGTTTTCCCTGCTCTCTTTGCTCCACTACACAAAAGGATTTTAGGACGCTCTTTTACGAAGCTGTCCCATACCTCTTTTTGCTTTTTATTCAATTCCATGTTCATTCACCATCTTTTGAAGCATTGAAGCAATTTTGTTTTCTCCGCTGCTTTCATTACCGCCATCAATGGCCTTCTTAGTCTTTTCGATATTTAAGCGCATCTGCTCCAGTTTAAGCCGTCTTTCGTCTGTCTCATGGGCAATGTTGTCAAACTGCTTTATCAAGCTTCTCAGCTCACCCATTGCCCTAGATTGAGCGTTTAGGAATGTAGCATGACGATCCCAAGCAAACTGGAATTCGTATTCTTCTTCTTCAATGTCAGCTGAATCTGAAACGACTGATTTTTTCTTTTTCAGCTCTTTGATCATTTCGTCTTTGCTTTCAACGAACATGATCTTCTGTGCCCGCACAATCGCGGTAAACTGAATTTGTATTTGTTCCCATAGCAGATCAACGGGTGAAAACTCCTGAATGTCCTGCATGATCTCAAACGCTTCAGCTGGCATGTGCTTTGAGTAAAAACCATGAGTCTTTGCGTTTTGGTTTCTTGCAGGAGCACCGCCGCTATTCCCAACAGCATTTTTGTTCCCAGGTTGCCCACCTTTTTTTGTGTGCACACTTTTTTCTTTGGGTGCACCCTTTTTTCTTTCCCACCCATGCCGCTTTTTCCACGATTTTATGGTGTTGATTGACACCCCGTATTTCTCGGCAAGGTCCTTGTATTTCATGCCTTTGACGTAATCTTTCTCCGCCTGAATGTGCTTGGATTCCATCTACATTCACCTGCCGCCTCCTTCTGATTCGTGTTGTTTTGTAATTTTTATTCGCTCTAAACTGCCGCCGCACTCTACCTTTAAGCCGATGCTTTTTATAGAGATTCTTCACCGGAAGCAGTTTACAGGGAACAAAAAAACACCCATAAAAGGGTGTTTTAATTGTTTTTCTACAAAAAACAAGCATCTTTTAAGATCTTGTACTTCTAGAATGATTATTTAAACTTTTAGCTATTAAGTCTGTGATTAATTTGACTGAATAAAAGCAACCCAATGTCATTAACCATATAAACACAAACCAAATACCATCAACAATAGATAAAATGATTTTGTTTTGAATGTTAGGTAAGCTATTTATAATGATTGAACAGATAACCACAATCAAAGCATAATAAATTTGAGTCCTTAAATTTGTATATATTTTTTTATTTATTTCAGGAGCTATTTGTCTTAATCTTAAAAATGTAGGACTATCTTGTAAAGAAGCTAATACCCCTAAGAAAACTCCCATAACTCCTATAACAATAGATGCAAAAGTAATGATATTTGAGCTATTTTGGTCTAATTTTTGTATCCAATCAAAATAACTCATTACTCCAGTGGCAATACCCAACACTATACAAATTAATAGATTAAAACTGACCCAAATATCCTCTAGCTTATGCAAAAATTTAGTTAATCTAGTCGTCTGTTCACTCAATATAAATCACCTCATCATCTTACTACCACTCGCCTAACATCCCCGCGCCTTCTATCATATGTTTCCAAGAAATTATTGTATAAGAACTCATGAGCTACTGTTTGTCTTGAAGGTACTTCTATGCTTATGCGATCAGTAAGTCTCGGCTCTATTAAATTTATAGTTTCGGTTTCTGCTTCTTCATTTTGTAAAGCAGTAATTTCAATATTAGGTCTATTTCCTTCACCTAATTGTTCGAAGGCTCTTATAGTATTTCTTATAACTTCAGTGTTTAAAGAAGCTGTTTTTTCACTTCTTCCTAAAGAAATTGTCAATTCTGCAGTTACTCCACTGGCTTCATTTAATAACCGGCGGGCTTCACTAACCAAAGTGTTATTATTTAAATCAGCATCCAACATTGCATCTGCACACTTAATCTTTATTTTTTTAAAATAATCAGCTTGGATAAGTCTTCCAACTCTAGCACCGTCGATTATGGGTACCAGTTTGACAATCAATGGCGTATCTTCAGTATTACCCAAAACATCTAAATATCTAAAACGTATTTGAGTCAAAACATTTTCAGTCTGTGCAATAGTTAATCCATATAAATTTGATTGAACGATAGCGGTTTTTAGTTCATTATCATAAATAAAGCTATTAAATTCCCCGATAAACTCATCCTGCTGAAGTAAAATACTCTCCTTAATTTCTCCGAACCTTTTCTTTGAGGGGATATTATTTTCCCTTAATTTTGAAAGCTGAAAACTGTAAAGGTTTCTTCTCTGATCATAAGTGTAAGTGTCTTTTTCAATCTCAGCATACTCATCACCTACAGCAACCGTGGTTCTAAAATTTTCCGCATTAACCATAAGATAGTCTAAAAAATTTTCCATGTTCCATAAGTCAGCTTGATACTCTACTGCATTATTTTCCGGATCCAACTCTGCTCTAACTACAAGATCTGCTGGTACTAATTGTACTTCAAAATAATTAAAACGAACATATTTTCTTGCCATATTCTTCTCTCCTTTCTCCCTTTATATCGGCGAAAAGTGAGCATATGGAACTATTCACGAAATTTGTCGAACGAATCCTAAGCTCGCAAGAGCAAGTGAAAATATATTAATTTGTGGAGACGCGGGAAATTACGCCACCCCGTCCTGCCTTCCATTTTACACTACGGATTTTTCATCATTCAAGATATGCACAAAGTGGCAATATTGGCATAATTGGTCGATGATATTATCTTTCATTTGACGGACCTTTTCACGAGACAGGCCCAAGTGAAGACCGATGGCTCGATAACTCATACCCTCCATCATGCAGTCATAGACCACTCTGTTTTTCTCTCCTTCTATCTTGCTTGCTGCTGCCTCTATCGCATATACACGTTCTTCATATTTCCGAAGACGTTTAAATAATCTTTCTTCCCTCATATCCATGTCATGCAATTCAGCTTGGCTTTTCCCTTTGCTCCCTTTTGGAAGAGTTGCCTCGATACCGTATTGCGCCACACCCCAACTTCGCATAGGGATGTCAGTGCCATATAAAACACGCTGGAGCCGTTGAACCTCTTTTGCCATCCAGTGATAATTGTGAATGAGTCCTTCAATCTCTTTTTTGTTCATGGTTTCCTCCTATTTGCGTTTATACGCCCCGCCTTTGACTCGTTTTAACCGTTGCATGTTTTGCCCCATGAGTTCTTTTATCTCTCTTTCTGTAAGCTCCTGCGGTCGTTTCTTCGGCTTATCCTTCTTCATAGCTGCTCCTTTCCGACAAATAAAAAACGGACACCAACCAGCACCCTTAAAAGGTGTTGATCAGTGTCCGCAGGCTCTCCGTCTAGGACTGTTTTAAACAATTATGTCGTTCAATCTAAATCCATTGAAACCATACAAAAATACACAAATTATGAGGATTTGTTATTTTCTTCTTCGAGATCTTTTATACATACCTCAACCATTTCCTCTATAAAAGAAAATCTACCCTTATTACCTGAAAATAAAAAATAATACTAATCAAAACAAAAATAAATAATAAGAATAGTAATATATAAACCATAATACTAATCAAAGATGGATTAGCTTCAGGAATATTAAAGTAGTTAATAATAGCTTCTTGCCTAATAACAAAAACAAATAAAGGACCTGAGATTAATGTAATTAATGTTCGCTTGATTGTTGAAGAATTCCCCTCACTATTTTTAGTCCTTACGTATGCCTTGAGCATCCTTAGATTAGTTAAATCATGCTTAGTATATGTTAAGAGTTGTTTGCGGAAGTAATCTAGATTTTCCATAAGATTTTTTTTATCAATTTCTTTATTTTTAGTTTCACTTAGAATTGGATTATAAAGAATTGGATTATTTAACCACTCGTAAATATTTTTAGGTAGTTTCATATTTTCAGGGTTAATTTTATATAATGAGTGTATGATAAATGCATAGATTAATAAAAATGTAAAAACAACCAAATAATTATAGGCCCAAGTAAGATTTACAAACACACTCATAAGTATTGTTACAGTTAGATTAATAAATGACATTACTAACATTGCTACGTAAAATTTGTTTTTTTAATCTTCTCTTTATAATCTTTAAGATACTTCAAAACAGTCATACCCATAAAAATCCACCTTAGTATATTTTATCAAACCTTCTAGAAAGCAGAACACTCTTCATTTTTGTGATGAAAGTTATTAATGTCTTAATTTTGTTTACTATAATCACCTTTACTCAATTCACTTTTCAGCAATTCTTCTAATGAACTGATATCATTTTGCACTTTATCCTCATCAATCCTAATTTCACTGGACTCATCCAATTTTTGTAGGTATAAAAGTGATAAAGCAGGCATTAAAAGTTCCAATTTTTTCACTGCAGCATCAGAAAAGAATAAAATATTCTGTTCAAAAAATTCATTTGTTTCTTTTAATTCGATAGATACTTTTTTACAAAGATTATTCTTGACCTCTGAACTTATTTTCTCCAAACATTTATCTACATCAGAATCCCATAACTCCAAGTGATTTATAATTTTATTTTTTAATTCTTCTTCTAATTCAAAATGCATAATTTCATAGTATGAGATAACCTCATATTTTGAATTAATTGAATCTCTTGATATTTGAGACATAAGTTCAAGATTAACAATTGACTTATTAGTTTTATAAATGTTTCTAAACAATATTGGATAGAGCTCGTGTCTTTTAGTAGAATATAAGGAAAAGTCGTGTATTTTCCTATCAAAGTCTAGTTTTCGTTCCTCTGATAATTGTGCAATGTCATCTTTAAATTTAACCATTTTTTTGTTGAAATAATTATTAATTCCACCCTTTACAAAGGATTGAATTAAAAGAGTGACGATTCCACTTGTAAGTATCGAAATAAAGACATTTTGAAAATCTATTTGATTTAATATTTGCTGTAACATCATTGCTTACCTCTTAAACAGCTCAGGATATTCATGCTTGAATTCTTTTAGAGCTAATTTTTTTGCATACTCAAATTCTTCAGAATTAATAATACCTTTCTCACCCATTAAAATTAAAAGAGCATTAGTATTTAGAATATTGTTTACTTGTTCCTCTAAAGAATCAAAGCTGCCATATTTAATTCCCATTATTTCACCTCAATTTAGGTTGAATATTATCCCTCCAACGCTTTTTTTCTAACCTTCTCTAGAAGCTGAACTGTCGATTGTTCATTAATTAAGCCATATGTTTTCAGATGAGTATATATATTTTTTTCCAAAATTTCATAGATAAACTGCAGCCTTTCAATCGGAAGACTCCCCTTCCTTACACCAATTTTTACTCTAGCACTTCTAATGCCGATATCGAGTGTTATTATTTCATCTAGATTATTAGTATTTAACCTTAATTCTAATTTCAAGCCAATCAAGTCTCTAGAGTAAATGAATAAATATTCGCAAATTGATTTATCCTCTAATAAATTAGATCCTCCTTTGACTTGGACTGTTTGATCATCTTTACTGCGTTTATTAGTTTCTAATTTTATTTCTTTAATAGCTCCTATTGTTCCCAACTGAGACAAGCCATGATAGACATAATCTAAAACCTTAACTGTATGAAAAGAAAAACTGCCTCTGACAACTTCAGAAATTCCCGTTAAATTTGCTTCTAATGGAATTAAAGGAAACCCCATAACAATAGTCAAAGCAGTTAGAGCATTATTAAATAAATCTTTATCTCCAGTAAACACTGTTACTATCTTTTTTTGCACATTAACCGTTACCCGTACCTTTTTTGAAGTAACTACTATTTTAGATTCCAATGCTTCATAGTCATATTCTGGTGACTTTGTAAATTCTGTATAATAAAAATTCGCCTCATGTCCTTTTAGTATTACTAAATCAATTTCGTGTTTTTGATTAGTTTTATATTCAGGAATTCTGGAATCATAATCATAATCCTTATTATATTTGCTACAGCCTTCTTTAATAATTGAAGCTTCAGGCATATTTCTTTCAACAACGCCTATATGACCCGTGTATTTAGTTTTTGGCGTATTAAATGTTTCATCAATTATACGTTCCTGTTCAGATTCAGGGATAAAAGGAATCAATTCATTGATTAGCTCTGTTTTCCCTATGTTTGGATTTAGATTTGTATCAACTCCATACATTTTGTGAATTTCAAGCAACTTATCCTTCTTGGTTTTATGAAGTGCATGGAAAAATGTAAGACCTTTGTTCATCATTATAGTAGCCCCCTGAACAGATACCCTTTACAGCAAGACACTAAATTTTATACAATATCTCTAATGGAATAGTTAGTCTGGCATGTAGTAGCAGCTGCATGTCTTTTTTCATTCCATTTTACACACAAATTGTATATTTTTGTAGAATTAAATAAGAAAAAGTCTCAAATTCAGGGGTTTCAACACAAATTTTCTCTATTTTAATACAAAATGTTGCTTTTCATTGCATCAACCCAGCAATAACAATGACCGCCATGAAACCAAGAAGCATGAAGATGACAGGTCCGTTTGATTCACGCTTTGCCATGACCACGTTCCCTTCGATGATTAGATCATCGTTTTTGCGTACCAGCATCGGCACCACATAGTCAGGCACTCTAATTTCAGCAGCTGCATCATCAATCGTCATCGCTTTGTTTTTGCAGGCTTTGACGGCCTGAGAAAGTTCAACGTGTTTTGGTAGACTCATAATCTCTCAACCTCCGATTATTTGATCTTGAATCCTATTTCATGGTCAACTCTCGCAAAGTGACCTTTAACAGTTTGTATAATGGTTTTTCCGTGTTCAGGTGCGTCAGTAATATGGACTGTCCCCTCGTTGCCGTCTATTACTATAATGCGGACCTTACCGGGTTCTATTGCGCTTTGAATCGTTGTTCCAAAGTCTTTTATTTCAGTTGGTTTCATCCGCTTCATGCCCCCATGTGTTATAATTAAAGTGTGAGATTTAATTAGCACTGGAGCAGCGGCTTCGGTGTTTTTTTATGCCCATTTATCCATCTGGAACGTTGGTGACGGTTTTAGCTCTTCTCGATAAACGATAGGATGCTTTGCTAGATATGCCTCAAGCTCTTCTTTAGTCATCTTCCACTCGATGACTGGTCCTGCTGCATATGGGTTGTTTGGCTTCTCGTTCATTTCTTCTTCACGCCCTCCTTTTCAGTTCATCAATTCAGTAATAATAATTTCGACTCGTGGATTTTCGCTGTAGAACTTACAGACTTTCAATTCCACTACTTGACTATCATCCTTGTAAATTAGATTATTTAATGCGTCTTTAATGCCTTTTGAATAGTTATCAACATCCGGCTTTGTTGTGGGCCTTAGAATTCCTTTTTCAGCACATGCTTTTTGCTTCTTAGAATCTGAAATCTTCTTCGTCATTGGTCGGAATACTCTGATATCCATTGAGACAGGTCCCGTTATGAGTTGATTTGGTTTATGTTGTGAAGCAACTAAAGCCACGTAATGCTTAAAATCTTTTGATTTCTGTGGATCATGCATAACGATTTTTCTTTTTCCAGTATTCCTTGTAGACGCTCTTGGTCTCCCTTGTGCTACTGGCTCGCCATAAACTGTGAATGCTATTGTCATGTCTACCTCCCATCATCCCGTAGCCATTGCAGGAACTTCCTTTCTCTTGATGATGCTGTTAACGCGATAGTGATTAGTGCTGCCATCACCTTCATGCTGTCTTTCCTTCCAGCGCTTGAGCTTTCGCCAGCATTTGATTTAGCATTTCGATGACTGGCTTTAGACTTTGCTTACGTCCTGTTGTGTTACATTCAGGACAAGGGAAGAAGCCCGCCATGAAGGTATTTTCGTTTATGACGACTTTCGATCCGTTACATGTATTGCACATCAGACATTCTCCTTTACTCGTATAGTTCCAAAAGCAGTTCTTCATTTTCTTTTTGCGCTATCTTTTTACGAATCTTTTCATTTGGCATAATCACAGGGAACGCCAGTTTTTCAATCCTGCTACTGATCCGACCGCTTTTATAGACTGTGTCAAGATCATCTATACTTAAATTGCTTGTAAGGATCGTAGGCTTCTTGTTTTGAAGTCGGTAATCAAGAATACGTGTGAATGTTTCTTCAACAAAATCAGTTACCTTTTCCACTCCAATATCATCTAGGACAACAAGATCCGCTGTCTTGACAGCATCCATAATGTCGGTACTCTTTACTTTTGATTCACTATCAAACGTGCTTTTTATTTCTCCGATCAGGTCAGCTGTAGACGAATAGATGATTTTGAGTGGCTTTTCTTCTTTTTTGTCGTAGACCTTTGTTATTGCGTGAAGAATACTAGCAGCAAGCCTTGTTTTTCCGCTTCCTTTCTCTTCACTAAAGAAATACAAGCCTTTTCCGAGTTCACGCATCTTTTCAAATTTCAAAACATAGTTTTTTGCAACGCGTTTCGCGTTGGCTGCTCGCTCTTTTGATTCGGGTTTGTCATAAACATTGATATCAAAAGAGTTTAGAGAAGCGTCTTTGAACTCTTCTGGAAGTCTTGCACTCATAAGCCTATTTGAGAGCTTTTTCACTTCTTTGCATGGACACTCTTCCATAAATTCTTTGTTTTCTTCATGATCAATAATCCATATCAACCCTGATCCATCGCATTTTCCATACATGCAATGTTGTTCAGAAATCACAGTGAGTGTCTCGTACCTGACCGGATAGACCTTTTCTTCTTGCAATTTCTTGGAGTCTCTCAGTCTCTTCGCTAGTGCTGGATTTGCTTTCTCCAACGACTTTAAGGTATCGCCCATACTCTGCATCTTTCTTCACTCCTTCTTGTGCCCGCTGATTTGAAAGGACCCGCTGAACATATTTGATGTTCTGAACGCCGTTTTTCAAAGTGACCTCCATTGCTTTAATCACGTTTTCTTCTCCAAAATCGTCTATCAGGTCACCAATTTGCTGACTTACAAAGCTGTTTAAAGTGCCGCCGAAGTGACTTTCATAAAATTCAAATGGGTTTGGGTTCATTGGCTTGTCCTCCTGTCTTGTTGGTTTTTCTTCTTTTGGCTTTTCAGGTTCTTCATCAGGTACAGGGGCAATGCTTGCCGTATTCTCTAAACTGATGATGCGATAACTGCCCGCTGCTTTACCTTTAGGCTTGTATTCAATCCGGCCATGTTTCATTAAAATTTCCCGATGCTTATCCATGGTATTTTCACTGACTCCTAACCGCGAATAAAGACGACTGTTTGACACTGTGAACCATTCTTTCCATCGGCATCCGTTGTTTATATCCATCAAGTGAAACCACAATGCTTGAGTGGTAGGTTTTAGTTCTGTTGTTTCAAGGAATCTCATGAAGCCGTTTATTTCTTTCAGGTAGTTCAAGCCTCTACCCCCTTTCACATAGTGCATACAAGCCCTGTATACGCACAAAGCGCATATCAGGCTCATTAGTCTTGATGTAATCTTTCACATAGTTTTCTGCTAATTTGAAAGGATCGGAAGTGCCTTTGACCATCCATGTGTAACAAAAAGGAATAGGAACCTTAATCAAATGGGCTTCGGTTTTCATCCGCTTGCTCCGTATTCGGGCTTTCTAAAGTTGGTTCTACACTGTACGGCATATCAAGGACTTCCTCGTCATAAACCGATTTTGCTTCTTGAGTAATATCTTTTCGTACCGTTTCGTCTTGCGCTGCGTACTGCTGGATTTCAATACTGATAGGAAGGTACTTCCACATGCGGCGAATGACAGTTTTTTTCGCCATTTCTTCATAATCTGTTTGCCACGGACCACTGTCTTTTGACTTGCTTCGTAAACGAACAGATTCAACATCTTCTTTGCTGAAAACCTCGAATTGATAGCCACCATCTTTAAAATGAGCAACTGCATATACATGAGTCATTTCACCTCTATGCCCTGTTGCTGGCTTATGAACTAACTTTGGATTTAACCCTAGTTCATACTCGAATTGATCCTTTTCATAAACCACATGAGAATAGATACTTTCTATATGACCAGAACGTCTAGCAAGGTCGATCATGCCCTTATATCCGATGATGAACTGAACTTCTTTCGTCCACTTATCCTTCTCACCATTTTGCCCCTTGATCTTTTTGTTGAAAGGAACAAAATAGCAATGACCTATTAATCCAGGTTCTAATCCTAGTTGTGCAGACTGCATGACAGCCCCCAACAATGAAGCGGGTGAACATTGTTGTAATTGCGGGTTACTTCTGATTGTCGTTAGAGCGATTCTTGTGAGCCTTTCAGGTGTCATGTGTTCAGGCAACGCCTTTTGTAATTCCGGCTGCATTGAAGCTAGGTAGTCAGCAATTGTTTTGGGTTTCTCCTCCTGCTGCTGGACGTTATTGGCTGCTTTGTTTGCCAGCTGATTCCGAATATCTTCGTTTTTAGCCATTGTCTACGCTCTCCTTTACATAAAATCTTCTCTGCGGCTTCGTTTCACTGAATTCCTCAAATAATTCAGGATGTTCACTGGCGAACTTCTTTGTATCAAAGCGGTTTGTTTGAATGGTCTTCCATGTCACACGATGTTTAGTAGCAAGACCGATTTCGTTTTCTCCTAGCATTGCTTTGAGCTGGTTTTCATCCGCTTTAATTCGTTCATCAATTTCTTTCTTTTCTTCTTTTGCGCTTTTTAGTCGGACTATGATTTCATCCGCTTTTAAAGGCAGGCTTGTTTCTTCGTCAATTCCAATGGGGTACATGTGATTAAGCAATTCTGTTGATGAATCTGAACCGTCAAACATTGGCGGCTCTTGCTTTTGTACGTGGTTCTCCCAAAAGTCTTTTTCAATCTGAATCAAGTAACCTATCAATTCCTCGTCACGATTGACTTTTTTATAAATGAACTTGTTTCCGCCGATCAGAACAGCGATCCACCATGCTTTATAACCCGTCACAGCCATGTAATGCTGGCACTGGATCAAATAAGCGTCTGGAATTTCTTCTCCTGTCCATTCTTCTTTCAAGTATTCAGATGCCGTTTTGCATTCAAGCCCTACATTTTCACCGACAATTAATCTATCAACGTTTGCAAGCATGAAAGGATATAAAGGATGTTGAAGAATGGCCTTTTTTCGCCGGACTTTCTTTCCCGTGCGGTTGCTAAACTCTCTTGCTACCACTTCTTCGAGTACATGGCCCCAATATGCAGCTTCTCCAGCTTCATCTTCCTTTGGTGACTGGCCCAATTTATCCAAGTAAACTGAAACAGGTGACTTCCATCTGCTCATACCAGCAATGGCGGCGGCATCTGAACCGCCTATACCAGCACGTCTAGCCTCAAGCCATTGCTCTTCTGTCATCTTCTCGGTTGAGATAAGGACCTTCGCTTGCATGGCTACATACCTACCTTTTGGCGATATGCCGCTTGTCCTAGCTGAATGTATTTTTGTTTTGCTTGAGCATTCGGAAAGCAGAAGACTGGCAAACCTTTTTTATAGTCGATCCAACCGCCTGCTTCCTCTAAACGCTCCTGCGCTTCACGGCGGTGATCAAAACTGATTTGATATTTTGACATCGTGTATACCTCCATTGAATTTTTGTTAAAGATTTGGTATACTTTCTGTACCTAATCAGAAGCAGTACACCTTAAAACTCGCTATGCCAAGCGGGTTTTTTTATTTGTCTTCGTCTTCCTCTTCATATCCATTTCGCTCTGCTTCATCCTTCCAGTAATCTTTCGGATAACCAAAACTATTAATCTGCGTCACCATCGGATGCTCAATATTCAATGATTTCAGTCCTTTCAGTACGTTTGACAACTGCAAGCTTCACACCATGTTTTTTCTGTATTTCCTCAGCCGTTTTGATTAATCGGCCCTTGTTATTCATCCGTACAAGATCCTCACTGATATTTCTAATGCTTCCAGCAAGACTTGCAACTTCTTCATAGTTTCCGTCTTTCAATTCTTGATGAGCAAGATATAAAAGCTCTTTCACACAATCAATTTTCGTCTTTGCTCTCGATACATCTTCACTAATGAATTGTTTTTCAATCATGCTAGAACCGCCTCTCTATCCTGCCTTTTGTGCATTGCCACCTCTGCGACAATGGCTTTTTTCGACCATTTTTCTGTTAAGTCCGTTATCTTTAAGTCAAACTCACGCGCCATTGAATACATGAGCGTTTTGTTTGCTTGTGTCAGGTCGTATATTTGCTTGATAGCCTGCATAGGAAGCTCGCCATGTTTGCCCGGTCTAGTGTTGTTCAACCATTCTGCAAGCTCTTTAGTGGCTTGCTTGGCATCTTCCATTTCATGCACTAGATTGATCAAAGCCTTATGAGCACAATCATTCAGGGCGGGATCAATTGGAGCTGCGGCAAGTGGATGCATTTTGAAAATGTAGTGTACAAGATCAATATGTTCATAGGCTCCACATGCTTTGAACCAGTTGATGCACAATTCAGGTGTAGGTCTGACATAACCATTTTCAATGTCTGATACATTACGCTGATCACGCCCTCCAATTAATTTGCCTAGCTGATACTGTGAATATCCGGCTTCCTTCCTTACTTTTCTAAGAATTTCAGGTAAATTCCGCTGATTATACGGGCTGTTCTGCATTTGTTCCCATCCTTTTCTATTCAGTTTTTGTTGTTAAAATATTAATGAAGGGATACAGCAGGATCTAGGAAACCCTGCGTGGAACCCAGTTAACAATGTAATTCACCGCTAATTGCATGTCTTTTCGTTTTACATCTTTGTAACTTGACACACCGAAGCGATCTTTGATCTCACGATAAAGCTCTTTGAAAAGTCGATTTCTTTCGTTTTTGTCATCTGTGAAACTGTAAATCCTAGTAGCGACTGCTTTTTGAATGCGTCTTTGTTCACCATGATCAATTGTGATCTGCTCATCCACTTTGGTGTTCAATTCAAGGATTTTCTTTTCATGAGTGCTTAATTTCTTAGACATCTCATCTTGTCGCTGTGATGTTTCTAATAAGAGTTTCAGAGACTCAATTCTCTGCTCTCTTTCAGTGAGAGCTTTTGGTCCGCCATATTGACCAGTTTGTCTGATTGTTGGAATAACATCATGTGTGATCCATCGCTTAAATTGTTTAGCTTCTGGTTTGCGGCTACTCAAGATGAGAGCGTATAGACCTGGTTCATTTACTGCTGCTAATTCTTGCGATCCACCAAGGGTGTCGGTTAAAACTACTCCCTTTTCATCTTCATCTAGGCGGGAAAGAGCATCACGATTGTTTTTGATTTCCAAGACTTCGCACAAGTCTTTTGCAACAAACCAAGGTTGTCCATCTTGAATAACTGTTCGGATTTCTTGATCCTGATAGTTGAAAATCTGTTGTAATTGGTTCATGTTTTAGCCTCCAATTCATTTGTAACTATTAATCTTCCATGTGGTAAAATCTTCATGAAAGGTGGTGGTTACATGAAAAACATAGACGTCTATGCACTTGCACAAAAAATAGATAAAGAAATTAACGAAATTTACAGAACAGAGACTGAACAATTTATCAACTCTGTCAATGGTAAGACAATGGATGCCAGTGAAATCCTCTCTGAAATTGTCGCTCCACTAATAGGCATGGCGAATGCTAAGAATAGAGAATTCACAATTGATCTTATTCAAAAAGTTGTAGATGAACTTAATTCCGAGGATTAAACGATTTTGTTATGCGATTAGCAACTGTAATTTCGTCAAGATCAATCCTAAACTCTTGTTTTAAGTTGGTTTTTAAAAGTTCTGAGTCGTCAAACTCCACTTTGGCGGCTTTAGAACTAAACAGGATGTCTACGTTCTGTTTAACTCGGTTCCATTCTGATAGTGTGATTCCGTTTAAAAAATTGGTGAGTTGTTCGATTTTGTTATTGTTCATGCTGTGACCTCCTTAATGTACGAGGAATTTTGTTCAATCCATCGAAACACTAGGTCTCTCGGGTAACGACCGCTAATTTCATTGAATTTTGGAAAGTCAGGCCTTGATGTGATTTTCCATACAGGGCTTCTTGAAGCTGAGAAGATTTCTTGTAAATGCTGGTTTGTCAGTAAAGGCGGGTACGAGTTTTTATTCATTCCGTCTTCAACGCCTTTTTCATAAGCTTCTTGGAAAAGCTTTTGCATTTGATCTTGAAACACTTTTGCCGTCAATTCGTCAAAAGTGATAACTGTCTGTGGCATGTCATAACCTCCTATCGATGCTGAATATCCAAGTGCAGAAATAGTAAGACAGCAAATCACACATCAGATGAAGATTTGCCATTCTAAGAATGCAAAGGTAGTTTTGATCCGCATCGAGTGCAAAAGTTAGCATCCAAAATATGTTTATCTTTCTTGCACTTGGTGCATTGAATTAACTTCGAATCAACTTGATACGTTTTTTTGTTTTCCATACTCATGCTCCTTTCGAATTGAATTAGGCTGTGTTTATATGAGAATCTTGTACTTGTTGATTTAAAAAAAGAGTTTTTATATCCGTTCCTAAAATCTCTGAGACTTTAAATGCATCTTCAATTTTTGGATTAGAATAGCCATTCTCCCAATTTGAGATTGTTGATTTTGTACAATCAAGCTTGAGAGCAAGTTCTTCTTGTGTTAATCCTTTGGTTTTTCTTGCTTGAACTAAATTTAAATTTTTCATTTGACTCACCACCTTTTGTATAAGAATCTTGTACTTATTGATTTCATTATATGTATAAGAATCTTGTATGTCAATGATAAAGTATGAGTTTCTTATACTTTTGTTTAATAAACTTTTCTTTATAGTACAATGAACTTGTACTTTTAAATTGGAGGATACTACCATGCTCTCTAAAAGATTAAAGAGTGTCAGAAAAAATAGAGGATTAACACAAGAAGAATTGGCTAAACGTGTTAAAACAACAAAAGGAACTATAAGCAATTATGAAAACGGCCATAGTACACCTTCAAATGAGATGCTGAAAGATTTGGCTGATGCATTAAACACAACCACTGATTATCTACTTGGGAGAACAGAAACCATTTCCTCAAACCAAGTTGCATATGATTTAAATGACCCTGAGTTACAAATCGCTTTCAATGCAGCATCTGATTTTTCAGAGGAAGCTAGGAAACAAACAATAGACTTTATCAATTACATTAGAGAAAAAGAAAAGAAAAGCGGCCGTACTTTTAAAAAAAATAAAGACCGCAACAAATAATTCAAAAATGCTTACATGGAATATATATTATTATTGTTTAGTTTAGTTTAATTAATGTTGAAGGTTTTGCCTCAATTTTTGAGGTAAAGTCTTAGGTTGAGAAACTTTTCAACCTCAATTTTTGAGGCAGAGTCTAGAATCATTTTTTTCACAACTGAAGGTTTTGCTGTAATTTTTACAGTAATGATTATGAGTGAGAGGTGTAAAAATTGGCTTTTATTTTTAGAGATGAAAAGATTTATAATCCCACTTTGAAAAAAAAGAAAAATGCTTCAAGGAACTTTATTAATCTCTATCATACAGCGAACGCTTTGTTAAATCAGACAAATGAAACAATTATGGAAATCGTATCTGGCAGCAGCAGTTTTTCTAAATTCGGTGAAATTGGCCTCTTAATAGCCACAAAAAAAAGACTGATTTTTATTGACAAAACGAGCTCGATTAATTCTTGGGACTATAATGATGTCACACATGTGTCTGTCCCTAAGAAATCATGGACAGGATACAAATTCTCTTTTAATACTTCTAATGAATACGTTGAATTATCTGGAATAATGGAAGGTGATCCTGATACTTTCGTTGCTTATATAAAGAAGATGAAAGAAAATGCCTCAAAGGTAAAAAAACAGTCTTCAAGTGATGAAATTAAGCAAGAAAATGTTGTGGCGCCTGAGGAGAACACCGATTTTATTATTGAAGAGATAAGAAAGTACGCAGCACTCAAAGAAGAAGGCATTTTAACTGATGAAGAATTCACACTAAAGAAGAAACAGCTTTTAGGAATTTGAATACAGCCCCTTATTAAACGGGCTCTTTTTTAGAAAGAAAAACAGAACATATATTCTCATTTTAAGGGTGATTAGATGAAAGGACTATCTCATTTAGAAGAAGAAGTGAAGAAGATTTATACAAAAATAAACATGCTTACACCAGAAGCAATTGATATGGAACGTATAGCAGCTGCTCTAAAAATATGGTTGCATTTTGAAAGAAGGCCTAGTTTCGTTTTCTGTGTGAATGGCACGTACAGCATGGTTATTGATAAACGTTTAAATAAAAAACAACAATGGGAGGAATTTGGTCATGAACTGTGTCATGTAATTAAGCACTATGGGAACCAATTTGATATGCACAAGCTCTTTCGAGAATTGCAAGAATACCAGGCTAATAGTTTTATGTATCATTTCTGTGTGCCCTCCTTTATGCTTCAAAAATTGAACATGCCTTCTTTGCAATCTGAAGCGATAAAGCTAATTGGAGACACCTTTAATGTGACTTATTCTTTTGCTGCTACCCGCTTAGAAATGTTTAGAAGAAAAAGCTTTGCTTTTGCTTTATACGAGAATTCCTTAAAACAAATAAATTGAGGAGGATTTTAACATGGCAAGTATTCAAAAGTATGAAACAAAAAAAGGCATCCGATGGATGTATGTCATTGAAAATGGCATTGATCCAAAAACCGGTAAAAGACAGAGAATACCAAAGCGCGGTTTTTTGAGGGAAAAAGATGCAAAACAAGCTGCCGCTGAAATGGAGTATATTCTTGGTAAAGTTAAACTGGATATGAAGCAAAAAATAACTTTCAAAGAGCTTTGCGAAGAATGGCACTCAGTATACAAACTGTCTGGAGTTAAAAACAGCACTTTACGAACTAGAAAAAAAGAAATTAAACACCTAAATAAACACCTTGGTCATAAAAAAGTCAAAGAGATAACAGATAAGGACTATCAAAAAATGTTAGTGAAGTTAAAAGAAGGAGGAGAATTGTCCAAAGGAAATATTAGCAACATACACTCTGTAGCTAAAATGGTTTTCAGGAGGGCTAGACAACAAAAAATCATTTTAGATGATCCGACGGAATTCGCTCAATTACCTAAAGACATTAAAACCGTTGAGGAGTTAGAAAACCAATCAATCGAAGATAAATACTTTGAAAAAACTGAACTCAAAACTTTTCTGGACACAGCTAATAGAGATTTTGATCATGAATATTTCACAATGTTTTTCCTTTTGGCTTGGACAGGCATGAGGGTTGGTGAATTAGCAGCACTTAAATGGAGCGATGTGGATTTTGAAAACAACAGTATCAGTATCACAAAAACATATTTTAATGATAAGGACAATACCAAAGAGTTTGAGATTTTAACTCCTAAAACAAAAGGTTCCGTTAGAGTTATCGACATTGAACCTGAAGTAATTGCAGTATTAAAAAAACACAAGGCTAATCAAAATGCAGTTAAGATTGCAATTAAAAATGATTGGTTTGATGGCAACTTTATTTTTGGGAGAATGAAGAGAACAAAGTATTATGGTTATCCGCCATTCGTTAAAACGATTGAAAACCGTTTCAATTCAGTATTGAAAAAGTCAGGTATTCAGAAAAAATTAACTCCTCATTCTCTCAGACACACTCACACTTCACTTCTCGCAGAAGCAGGCGTAGATCTTCACAGGATTATGGCTCGCTTAGGACATACCGAAGATAAAACAACCAGATTAGTTTATTTACACATTACCAGTGACAGAAAAAAAGAGGCTTCAAAGATGTTTGGAGACCTCATGAGAACTGTTTAA